GTCGTTGTAGGCCGCAAGGAAAGTGGCCAGCGCGTTTTCGGTAGAGCTTGCAGTAGCTAACTCAGCGGCAACTGCGCCAAAGGTGGACGCGGAAACGGCCACAACATCGGAAACCGTTGAAGTCTCCGACTGCGAGCTGACGAAGTTAACCAGCGCAGAAACAAACTGCGAAGCCGCAGCGGACTCCTCGACGCTAACGTCGTAGGCAATCCCTGCTTCGCCGGTTGCCCCCAGTGGGGCCGCAGCAAGTGGTGCGAACCCGAGCACTGGGGAGTCCTATCAGGCTGCGTCGAGGCTGAAGGTGTAGGTCACGTTCAGTGTGTCGCCAGACACCACAGTGCGATCACCGGGAGACTGGAAGTCTGCTTCAGAGAACAACACACCGGAAGTGCCGCTGGCCACTGTGCACAGGAACGCGCCAGCCACCACACCACCAGCGCCAGAGATGGTGAAAGAAGAGGGAGAGGCGCTATTGCTGATAACCGATGGATCGGCCGTGGTGGCAGTGCCGAAAGTCACAGCTTTGCGTGAGCCGGAGTAGTCGGTGTACTCGGTCCAGCCTGCGTGCGAAGCCAGTGTGTCAGCTGCAGCGTATGTGGTGCCGGAGCCGGGGCCGGTTACCAGACCCAAGTAGAACGCCGCCGTATAGGTGGAGCCCTTGAAGTACTGGGTGTTCATGTTTTGCAAACCCTCGTTGACCACGAGGTTGTGCATGCTGTCTTCCCACTTCAGGTTGCCGTCTTTGTCAAGGCACTGAACGTGGTACACGCCGCCAGCTTGGGCAGTTGTGGAGAAACCTGTCTTTGCAACCAAACCTGCTGCTGCAGCGTCGCCGGAATGCGCTTTGTCGTTGAACATGTAAAACTCCTTTTAGGAAATACGGATCAGCGCACTGGTCGCTGTGTTGGCGGGCATCTGCACCGTGAAAGTTGTGGTCGTCGTTTTATCCGACCCGAAGTCCAACACCGCAATAGCCTTGTTGCTCTTGCTGGCATTGTAAATGAGGGCACCACGTGCAGTAAAGCTGGCGGGGTCCCATGAAGGGTCGGCAAAGTCCACGTATGCGGTTGTGTCAGCGGTCAGCACCGTCACGCCGGTCAGCGTTTTGCCCCCAGCCGTGTAGCCCGTACCAGACGTCTCGCCGGTTGTTGTGTACACCGTGGTGGCTGCGCCAAGGTCGGCCGTGGCCAAGAACAGCGCCATCTTGATGGTGTCTGTATCAAGGTCGTGCACGCCCAGCAGGATGTCCTGCTTGAAGCTCGTGGTGAGGGTTTGGTCAAATGCCATATCAAGTCACCGCCTGTCGGTATTGCCCAGAGCGGTAGGCGTCTTGACGCTCCATACCATCGCCCAGTCGTTTGGCCAAAGCAAGCGCCTCGGTGTACTTGGTGTTGTACAGCTGCACCATGTCGGCCTCGCCCTTCATGAACGTAATAGCCTCGACCAGAGAGCCGTACAGCAGCACGGAGTCAAAGTTGTCGCCAAGCCATGTCTGGCCAGAAGCCGCTACGCTGATCGACTCAGGGTAGTAATAGTAGTGCAGCTCAACCGTGTACGCGGACGCGGGGGTTGGGCCCATGATGAACGACAGCTCATTTGTAATGACTGGCGATGGGTCATTGGTGGTTGTCGGGCCAAACAGCGCGTAGTACTTCGGCAAGCCAGTCGATGTTGGCGTGGGGTATGCCTGCCGGATGAAGTTGACATCCTTGTTGAGCAGGTACTCGTACGCGCCAGTGGCATCAACAACAGCCAGCGAATACACAGCCAAGAAGTCGCCCGGGGCGGACAGGTATTTGTTGCTCGCTGTGAGCGTACCCGTCACGTTCTTGCGAATTGAGGGGAACTGCACCGTGTTGAAAATGCGCTGCTCGGCCTGCTGCACAAACACCGGGATGTTGTCAACAAAGTCTTGGTCGAAGTTCTGCGTGTAGTCGCAGATGGCAGCGGTCAACTGGGTGTAGTTCATCCGTCACCTCACGCCATTGGGCCACGGGCCATGGTGCCCTTGGTGGCGCAGCCAGTGCCACGGATTTTGATGCCCGAGGTCTTGGTTGGCTTGTAGTCGTTGCTGTGGTTGGTGCCAACAGAGACGTTCATGTCGCGCATGTACTTCTTGTTGTCCGTGTCAGGCAAAACGGCCTGCGTAGCGGCTGGTTTGGGTTGGTTGTACGTTGCCATATCAGGCTCCTTTGCGGCCGGGGGATTTCTGGTTGGCGACTTTGGCCAAGCCACGACCCATTTTCAGCATGTCGCTGTTGGTCTTGCCACCGGCACGCAGCTTGGTAGGCTTTTGGCCGGGGTGCATGTTGTTCTCGTGCTTGCGAACTGCGGTTTTTGCATCCATGATGGACTCCTTACGATGTTGAGATTGTCACTTGGCCGACTGCTGTAGTCAACACCAAGTAGTTTGGGGTTAGCTCGTCTTCAAAGAACCGGGCTCCGCCAACAGGGTTCCAACCCCACTGGATGTCCCGGCTACCGCCTGTCGGGAAGCCTGCCACGTTGGGTCCGGCTGTGACGTATGTGGTGTCCCGGCGCGGGTTGCGCACCGCTTGCGGGTCGTCCACAGGGTACATGCCCAGCTGGAGCTGCGGCTGATCGGGGTCCCAGCAAGAGCCGCACACAAGAATGTTGACCTGCTTGGTCTTGATGATTTCCTTGCGCAGCTCTGTGAGCTTGAAGCGAAAGCCGCAGCGGTCACACTGGGCAATGCTGTTCTTGGCGCTGGCAAACCGATTGCCCATTTAAGTCCCGCTTCCAATGTACTGGCGGCGTGGCACAAAGCGCACAGCTGCCTTCTCGCGGTCTTCGGAAGAGGCAAGGTCCCAAGCCTCGTCGTATTGAGCCTTGAGCACCTGCAGGCGCTCTGTGCCACCGGGCACCTTCAGCGCCAAGTAGTAGGCCAAGCCCGCCACCATGCAAGGCAAGAACCGGAACGGCATGTCCATGGTGTTCACACCGTCGCCAGCATTCTGGATGCGACGCAGACGCCAGTACACAAAGGTATAGGGCTGGGTGTTGTCTGGCACGGGCCAAACGGTAAACCGGGGGGTGTTCAAACGCTCAATCCAGACCTGAATGGGCCGGGCTTGCTGCAACTTGTTTGGGATCGTGGCGTAGGTGGAGACGCTGATCCGGGTGATCGTCAGGTCTGCCTGAGTCGAAGCGCTTCCTGCGCCTGTGCGGATGACGTGCTCAAGCAAATCAACCGTGTCGGCCGGAAGCTCGTATGTGGCCGTGCCTGCTACCAGCGGGATAGAGCCCTGCTCGTAGGTGAACATGTTCAGCCCACGGTTGGCCCAATCGGCAAACATCAAGTTCATCGAACGACGAGCAGTGCGCAGGTCGTAGCCCGTACGCATCTCACCGCCCACGCGCTCGAAAGCCTCCTCGACGACTTCCGTCAAGTCAAGGTTGAAATTGGAGACGCCGGATGTTGCCATTATCTGAACCCTGCTGTTTTCTTTGCGATGGTCTTGGGCTGGGCCACAAACTGTTTGCCCACCGCCTTACCAGCACGCTTGGCTTTTGTGGTGGCCGCATACTCTGCGGGGCTGAGCGATTTTATCGCCTTCTCCGGCAGGTAGCGCTCGCCCGTTTTTGAAGACGGCTTCCCACTCTTGGTGCGCCACTTCTGGTCGCCCCAGTCTTTGAGGGATTGCTGGGGTGCCTTCATCTCAGTCCTTGTACCCGCCGCCAGCGGCTTTGTACTTCTTGGCCACGAGCTGGGCCTTGCGGGCTGACCACTGGCCTGCCCCGGTGCCCTGCGTCGCTGCCGCTTTGACTTGGCTCACAATCCGCTTGCGCAGACGGGGCTTGGTGTAATTGCCAGCCGCATTGACTTTGCCGCCTTCAGCGTACTGCGTGAAGTCGGTGTCATCCCGGCGGGCCTTGCGGACGCCTTTGGGCATTTTGGAGGGGGCGATGTCCCCCATACCGCGACTGGCCATCATACTCAGGCCCTCGTCTTTCCGCGTTGGGCAATCCCGTCAGCACGCTTAGAGGCCGAAGACACTTTGCCGCCGCGTTTGAACGTCTCAGACGTAGCGTCTTCGTTCTCGTAGTTGGTGCGTGTGCCGGGCTTACTGGTCGTTGTCAGCGACTCGGGCGTGCGGCGGGGCTTGTAGTTCATGGCTGTAGAGAAATCGCCCTGCGTTTCGCGGTCGATGACGTCCATGCGGTCTTTCATGTCCCGACGCACGTAGTTCTTGTCCTTCAAGGACTGGTCCTTGTCGCTGTACTGGCCGCGTGTTTTGTACTCACCAGCCTTTGGCTTACCGCCGACGGACGGCTGCTCAACTTCAGAAGCCAGCTTAGTGCCGTACTTCTTACCCTTGAACTCGAATGTCTTCAACCCGGATTTACGGGCATCGGAAAACGCCTGCCCAAATTCGCTCAGTTTTGCCATGGTGGGCTCCTTAGCAGGTCTTGCCGCCGCGCTTCATGGTGACCATGGTGCCTTTGGTTTTACCCTTGGACTCGATGCCGCCGCCCTTGGCAAATGGCTTGCCTTTTGGCTCCATCATCTTGCCCTTGGCTGCAGGCTTAGCGCCTGCCTTGTTCTTCTCAATCATTGCTTTAAAAGCCGGGTTCATTTTCGTTGCCATATCGCCACCTTCTTTGAATTTGCGGCTTTTGTCCGCAGTTGAAAAATCTTTGCCCACGGACTGTGGGACGCCCACTTTCTTTGCAAACTTCGGGCTGTGCGCTACCGCACGCATGAAGTCGGCTTGTTTCTTACTGCTGGACGGCATGACTGCCCCGCAGGTTGTCGATCTTGCGCTCAAGCCGGTCGAACCGGTCCAGTAGCTGCTGCATGTCAGCACGGAATTCGGAGCGCGTGATGTGGTCACGCGCAACTTCCTCCCGGGTGCGGTTCAGCAAAATACTGAGCCGATCCAGCTCGTCAAACTTGCCTTTGAGCAAGAAGCCCATGATTGCAACGATTGCACTCAGGGCTGCGTTCCAGAGCATCATCTCCATGTCAGCACTTCCAAGCCCGCAGGCTTTTGTTGATGCGTGAGTCCGGGTCTTTCTTGGCCTTCTCGCCGGTCAGCTTCTTCTTCATGCCTTCCATGCGGGCGCAGAAAGAGTCGCGGCGTTTGCCGCCCTCGGGCTGGGGAGCCTTCAGGCCGGGCTTGCCGGGGTTCGCCTTGTTGTAAGACGCCCGCCCTTTCGCGTTCAAGCCGCCCTTCTCGGACTTGCCTTCTTTGCGCGTCCATGCTGGGCTCTTAGCCATAAAACACCGAAGCCGCGTTAAGGTTGGTGATGCGCAGGTAGATGCCATTCAACGCCAAAACACCTTGCCCCGGAATGAGCCAGTAGTTTACGTACGAGTCACCAGCGGTAATTCGGAACGTCATGATCCAGCGCGAAGCGTAGACGCAGGCAGTTAGGGCTGCAACCGTCCCCGAGTTGAGGTCCGTCACCGTGAAAGTGTTGTCTGTCAACTTGGTCACGGTGTAATTGCCATCAGTGGCAGCGGTTCCAGAAGCCGCAACAAACGACAAACCGACCGTGTCACCGGTCTGTAGGCCGTGCGCGTTCTTTGTCACTGTAACTACGTTCCCGGTTCGACCGTAAGTAGCCGTAACCGGTGCTGTCACTGTATCAAAAATGTCCAAAACGCCAGCGGTTGTGCCGTCGCCCTTGACCGACACGCCTTTGACGCGTGTGCGCTGCTTGTAGATGAACCCGCTCTCAATGAGCGTGCCCGCTAGGACGTCTGTCTGCATCGTCATAATCAATCTCCTTTAAAACAGGGGCTTCGGCCCCCTTGGGTTGATTAGGAAGGAGTAACAGCAGTAGTGCCGTCAGCGTTAACCCAAGTGCTGGCAGCCAAAGCGCCGGTAGCGATCTTCAGGGTGCCCAGAGTGGTGTCAAAAACAATCGTGCCAGCGGCCTTGCCTGTGGTGTTCACGGCGTTGGCAATGGCGGCAATTTGTTTGCTGGTGGCTGTGCGGAGCTGAATATATCCGGCTGTGGCAGCCACGTTGCCTGTAACAGTGCCCGTGACGTTGCCGATGACGTTGCCCGTAACAGTGCCAATGAAGCCGTTTGTCGATGTGACTGGGCCGGAGAAGGTAGTGCTTGCCATGATTTTTTCCTCATGCGGTTAAGGCGTATCTGTCTGCATGACGTCGGCCCGGAGCCGTCAGATACACCGGAAAGTCCGGGAGTGACTGCAATATACACCAAAAGAAAAAGGGGCACAAGGCCCCTTTTCAAAACCGCCGTCCTTCTTGGCTGTGAGCCAAGCGACCACACGGAAAAGCTATCAAGACGAACCGGAGCTGCCCCACATACCCAATGGGTCAGACCAGCCGAACGAATAACGCTCGCGGGCTTTGTAACGGACGTTGCCGGTATCAAAGTCGCCGTCCATCGAAGTGGACAGAGCAGTACGCTCGAAGTGCTTCAGGCCGTTTGGAACGTCTGTGGTCAGGAACCACGCGTTGTTGTCGGTCAAGAAGTTGTTGACGGTGTAACCACCAGAGATGGTGCCCATCTGCTTCAACGCGTTGATGTCGTTGTCAGCAGTGCCAACACGCAGTTCGGTGTCCAGCAAACGCTTGGCAACGAACATCAGTGATGGAGGGATAATCAACTTGACTGGTTTGGCAGCGATCAACAGACCACGTTCATCAGTCCAAGCAGCGATCTGGATGGTAGCGTTTTCCAACGATGTCTCGTTCAAGTCAACGCCAGTGGTTGGGCTGTTGTAGTTCACACCACCGCCAACCAAAGGATGACCAACGCGAGTGCCGCTGGAGTTGTTACCGAACAAAGACACGCCGTCGCCGCCCAGAGCTGTACCGGCAAAGCCAGTGTTCAGCACGGAAGCAGCTTTGACTTGCTTGGTGTAGGCCATACCGCGAGCCAGAGCCTTGGTGTAGCGGGCAGACAGACTGTCGTACAGGTTGTCTTCCACAGCTTCTTCAGTGATGGAGAAGCCCAAAGCGATGGTTTCGTGGGTGTAGCGTGCAGTGAAGGCTTCCTGCGCGTTGTCGTAAGCGATGGCGGAGCCTTCGTTCTTGACAGGAGCAGCGCCAAAACCGGACAGCTTGGTCTCTTCTTCGAAGCTACGCTCAGATTTCTCTGTTTCGTAGATTTCTTTGTGTTGCTCGCCGTAGCGTGCATATTCCAAACCGAACAAGGCGTTCAGACCGGGGAGCAGCTCTTTGAGCAGTTGTGCGCGTGAAATAGCCATGGTGAGTTACTCCTTAGATGCCGACGGCGTTAGAGAAGGCGTGTGCGCCCGGATTGAACTTCACCAGAACGTCTGGGTAAGCGTCAGTCACAGGGGATGCAAAGCCGATGATTTTGAACGCGGCAGCGGCGGTCTGGGTGGTGGACTCCAACGCGCTGGTCGAGTTGCCAGTCTGGGTAGAACCAGTGCTGGTGCTCTGAACGGCTGCGAAAAAAGTGTTGGCACCGAGATCGGACTGGTCAGCAGCGCCGTCCAGTTGAGCTTGGAAAGTCACGCTGTCGTCAGTAACCACGTATGCAGTCACCACGCCGGTTGTGCCGGAGGGGTAGTACTGGCCGTAGATTTGCTGGCCTTGTGCGTTGATGTACGAGCAACCAACGAACACACCAATAGCGCCGAGGCTGGAGCCGCCGAGGTTGTTGGTAGTCAAGTCAGCGCCAGTGGCGGTGGACAGAGCGATGTAACCGTCGGCACCGATGATAACGACTTGACCGTAAAACAGGTTAGTCGCTTCGCCAGCGGGGTCGATCAGAAACTGCGAAGTAGCGCCAGCATATGCCATGCCGTCGATACGATTTACGGGGCGCAGCCCGTAGGGGGAAGCTGTAGTTGCCATTTAAGGACTCCTTGTTACTTTGAACCAGAACCAAAACCGCTTCCGCGACTGGTTGTGGACTTACGTTCCGCAAACAGAGGCATCCGCGAGTCATTGTTTCGCATGAAGCTGTTATCAACAGATTCCATCTGGGCCTGCGCTTGTTTGGCGTAATACTCATCACGGGCTTGCGCACGTTCACGGGGCATCTTGCAGAGCATGAGACCGCCGAGTTCGACGTTGCCAGTTTTCGCATTACCTTCCAGCATCAGTTCCGGATGGTCGACTGCTTTGACCGGTTCCCAACCTTCACGCATCTTGGTAGACACGTTCGTGTTTTGTGCTTCGCCGAGTACGTGAGTCGCAATCCAGCGATACACCATACCGGGTTCAGGGGTTGGATCAGGCAGTGCACTCGCAGGTGTATACACATAACGAGTCGTTTTGTCGCGTGCCTCAAGAGCACGAGGGTTCCGGTTAATTGTTTCAGCCATTCGATTTCTCCAGTTTTGCTACTTCAGCAGCGTATTGCTGCGGGGTTAATCCATATTTTTTCGCCAACGCAACCTGCGTGGGAGTCAACTGGACTTTGCGTGCACCAGTCGAACGAGTCGCCGGAGCCACAACCGAGGTAGGTCGCTTGGAGCTGTCGCCGGATTTTGGCTTGTCGTCAGAACCACCGAAAACTTCGGGGAACGTGGACTTCATGCGAGCATCAATGCGCTCGAAGTATTCGTCAGAGCGGGGATCAACCCCGGAGTTGACTAGTTTTTGGTGCAGCCCTAGTGCAAAGCTGGTGACTTCCTCGTATCCCGCCGAACCGAACCACTGGTTTTTTGCCTGCCAGCGAACAGTCTTGTCGTCCAGTTCTTGACGTGATACTTGCGTTTGCTGAGTTTGTACATCAGTTTCCTCCACCTGTAAAGGGGTGTGGCGGAAATTTTTTGCAGCTTGGAACTTGATCTTGGCATCCATCAGGGCATCTTGTGCCGCGACAACGCCGTCCGTGTCAAATGCCTCTGTCGCTTCCTTGAGCTGACGCTTGGCTTTCTCCACCTCAGTCTCGGCCAGTGACAGCTGGGATGCAGCGTACTGCTCCGTGCCCGAGTTGACGTACTGCTTGAGTCGGTTGTTCTCCGACACCATGTGCTGGGCAAGGCGCTCCAGCTCCTGCTTCTCGCGCAGCAGTGCCTCTTTGGCCCGACGCTCGTCGTGACGTGCGTGAGTCAGCTCCTTGATGCGCTTTTTGACGCCGTCGGAGTAGCTCTCGATCTCGTCGTCCGTGGGATCGGCCACGTCACGGTCCAAGGGTTTGCGGCCCCGGTCTTTCTCGGGGGTGTCGTCGACGATCTCAATCTCGACATCGCCGTCAGTTGAGACGTCCAGATCGACGGTTTTGTCGTCGTCCAGCTCGTCCGGGAATTTGTATTCACTCATTTCTGCTCCTTATGCGCGGGTATAGCCGCGTGGGTCTTGCACAACACACTCAATTTGGTCGTCGTTCAGAACCCTGAACTCTTTACCAAACACCTTAAAACGCGTACCTGTGTAGGTGCGCACGAGCACAAAATCACCCTCTTTGCACCATGCGCCCGACGGGAACTTGGCAGGGTCTTTGTACGCGTCTGGTCCGACCCGCAGCACGAACAGCACCGTGGTGGCATGTTCTTCCGCTCGCATGGTCGCAGCATCTCGAACGAGGTCGAGGCTCGTACCGGCGATCTTTTCATCGACCTCGGGCACGACGCACAGCAGCTTGTATCCGGTCGGGATAGGCAGCGCTGACGCTTTGGTTTCGTTGTCCGCATCGGCCTCGGGGGCGTCGATCGGTTGGATGTGTTTGGGCAGTGTGATGCCCGGAGGCAGAATGATTTCACTCATCTGATTGCTCTACTTTCTCTACAAGGTCGAGGAGGTGACGCTCTGCGGTAGCTAGGCCTTGAATCACACCACAGAGTTTTTGGTAATCGTCGAAAGAGCGGCATGCCCCACCCGCCAAGTCATCGGCGTAGTTGTTCATGTCGGTGCGTAATTTCTCGCGCAATACGCGTGCGAATTCGGAGATCATTGGTTACGAGGGCCTTTCCTTTGGTTTTGGGCAGCGGACTGCTGCTTGCTCTTGGCGATGTCGATGCCCATGCGGACACCTTCGCGTTCTTGGTCGGCTTGCAGCTTCTTCTCCGCCTGCTGCGCCTGCTGGCCAGCCTTGAAGCCGTCCAGCTCCATCTTGCCTGCCAGTGCCTGCTTCTTCAGCTCCAGCTCGTCTGCACGAGCGGCCGCGTCGATCTGCACCTTCTTCTCCTTGATGTCCACCTCTTTGGCTTTGATCTGGAGTTCTTGCTGCTGCATCTGCACGACAGGGTCTTGCGCTTGCTGCTGGGCTTGCTGCTGAGCGGCTTGTGCTTGACTTTGCTGCAGCACCTGCTGCGCGGCTTGGGCCATCATGCCGGACAGGGCGATCTCGATCTGCGGTGGCAACTGCTCGCCTTCGGGCGGCAGGGGCATGCCCAACTGCTGCTCAATCTTCTGGCGGTAGGCAAAGCCAACGTGCTCGGCAATGTGTGCCTGCATGGCTGCGGAAATCTGCGGTGCGCGAGGGTTTTGGCCAATCAGCTGCGCAACGATCGGGTCCTGCATGGCCATCGTGTGCACTTGGATGTGGGCCTGATGGTCCTGATACTGGAACGCCTTTAAGGGTTTACCCTTGAGTGCATTCATATTCTCCGACACAGGATCAACCGGCTTTTGGTCTTCCTCCAGCGGCACGAGCTTGTCGGCATTCTTGATGCCCAGCACCTCCAGCATGCCCCGGTGCAACTTGGGCAGGTCGTAGATGTCCGGCGCAGATTGGGCCAGCTGGATCACCGCTTGGTACTGCACCACGCGCTGCGACAGGGTAGCCGCATTGGGGTCGCTCACCGGCAGGATGTCAACGTGACGGTAGTCGCCCTTCTTGGCCCGTGGGCCTTCTTCGCCGTCCGGCTCGTAGGTGTACTCGTCGTCCGTGTAGTCGCGGATGATGGCAGCCAGCAGCTGCAGTTCTTGCTTCAAGGTGAAGTGCACCCGGGCCTGCACGGCCGTCATGACTTTGAGCTGGCGCTCCAGCAGGGCCAGTGTCGAGCCCACCGGTGCGTTGGCACCCATGTCGCTGATCTTCATGTCCGCTGTTGCGGCAAACCGGCGACCTTCTTCCACCACGGTGTTGAGCAGGTTGTATAGCGTTGCCGATGGGTCTTTGTACGGCAGGGGCAGGATGTTGTCGCGGATCGCGCCGGAGCCAACGTCCACATCGCGCCACTCGCCCGGGGCGATCGGAGTGTCGTCGCCCTTGATCCGAAGTCCTCGGGACTTCAGGCCACCGGGCAGGTTGGACAGCGTACCAGCGTCAATCAGCTGACGCATCAAGCTGGTGGCCGAGTTGGCAAAACCGCCGATCAGGTGGAACAGACCGAAGCCATAAGCACCGAAGCCGGGGATGTACTGGTAGTGCACGAAGTGCTGGCGCTTCAAGTGCAGGTCGTCAGGCTCGTTCCAGTTGCGGCGCAGGGCCAGCACGGTGTTGTTGCCACGGATGTACGTCAAGACGTACGGCAGCGCGATGCCCGTGGGCTCGTCGTCCTCGTCCATCTCGCACATCGGGTCGCCCTTGACAATCAGCTCAACATGGGACTCGTACAGCGTGTAGCGATCGTCGTTCAGGTCCGCAAAGCCCGTCTCTTTGTCCTTGGCCTTGTTGATCTCGTCGATGTGTTTGTCCGGAGAGCCGATGTCCACGTCGCGGTAAAAGCCCGCCTGCTGGAGTTTCTTGATCTCGTTCTCGGTCTTGCGCATGACGTGCGTGACGCGGTAGCAAGACTGGATGTCCGAGGTGCCGTAGGGCAGCAAGATGTCCTCGGCAGGAATAAACACAGACGTTTGACGGCCGATGTTGGGGTCGAAGTAGACCTTTTTGAACGCCGAACCCGTGGCCGGGAGGCTCCACAGCATGCGCTCGTGCTCTGGGCGGAACTCCTGCATGACCTCAGTCAGCTGGAAATTCATGTCTTCTTGCACCCGCTGCGCGGCTTCTTTCTTCTCGGGAGTCTCTTTGCCCACGATCTTTGTGCGCACGGGACCCATGGCCGGGAAGGTCTCAGTGATGGTCTCTGACTGGAACCTGACCACCGCCTCAGTAATCATCGGGTGGAACACGCCAGACGCGCCGTCCCAAGGCTCGGTGCGCTCTTCGATCTGCAGGCCCAACAGTTTCAGGCCCGTGACGTAGGCCTTCTCCCACTCCTTGCGGGAGTTGCGGTCATTGTCGATATCGCCGTCAAGGTCGTTGACCATGGAGGACAGCTCACCCTCGGACAGGTACTCGGCCAAGTTGGCGTCGAAGTCGTCGATGCTGGGCTCGCCTTTTTCGATGTCGATCTCCACATCACCCATGTCGATGTGCACCGCTTCGGGGTCAATGATCTCAATCTCGATCGGCTCCTCTTCCCCGGCCAGTTCTTCAAGGCCAGCAGGTTGCTGGAAAAGGGCTTTGTCAATGTTGGTCGCCATGTGTGTTCCTAGTAGTACGCCGCTCTGCGGCGACGAAATGTCCGGTCTTCTTGCTCGTCCGAGTCAAGGGGTATAAACCCACCCTTTCGGAAGCGTAACAGCGCTTGCGATGTGGTGTCAACGTAGTCGTCGTTCTCGCCGTTGGGGAACGATGCAACTTCCTCAATCACCTCACGGGCCCAGCGCGTGTCTGGAGCCCAGACCGTACCCGACGCAAAAAGGTCAGACACAGCGTTCAGCCGCACAATTTTATCGTTACCCCGGCTTGGGCTGAACTCCTCGACCGGGATGCCGGTGGCCCGCAGCTCTTGGATCAGGGGTGCACCAGCGGCTTTCTTCTCCACAATGAACGCGTCGGGCGACCACTCCTTGTAGTGTTTGAGCGCAATGGCCTTGAGCTCGGGGAACGCCATCCGGTCTTTGAACGCGTCAAGCAGGATCACCTGCGCCTTGTCGCCCTCTTCCTCGTTGTAGAACACCCCCCACGTTGTGCACGCGGAATAGTCGGCCGTGGTCTTGGTCTCAAAGGCCGTGTCCCAGCTCTGGATGATGTAGTCGCACCTTGGCGGCTCGTCGCCCAGCCATATACGCCAAGACTTGCGCGAGATGATGGCCGCACTGTTGCTGGTGGGCTGCTGCATGTACTGGGCGTTCCAGTACTGGGGGTCAATGCTGGCTTTTGTCGCCTTCAGCGTGGCCAGTGGCCACTGCTCGGGCCAGAGCGACTTCTCGTTCTCGGTGCCCTCGTTCAAAATGGCCGGAAGCTCCACGATCTCCCACGGCTCAGCGTCGGGGTTCTTGGCTTGGTAGTCAATCAGGCGTCCAGTCAGGTCGAGCTTGCCCCAGCGTGTCATCACGATGATGATCGCTCCGCCCGGCATCAGTCGCTGGAGCGGTCCCGTCTGGAACCAAGACCATGCAGTGTCGAAAGCCAGCCGTGAGTTGGCCTTAACGTCCTGCTCCGAGTGAGGATCGTCAATAACAAACAGGTCAGCACCACGACCAGCAAGAGCGCCGCCTACGCCTGCGGCGTAGTATTGGCCCCCGGTTGAAGTGCTCCATT